CTTCTTGAGATCTTCTTCAGACAACTCATTTCCGCCAAGTCTCTTTAACTCACTGACAGTCACCTCTTTAATGTGGCCAGCATAGACAATGTCGTCAAAGATAGGATCCTCTGTGTACCCGTGGATAAACATCTTAGGGTCAACGTATTCCGTCTTTATCCCGTAATTAGGATCGTTGTTTCTTTTGACAACGGCCATACCCAACGCAGCAAGGTCATTAACGCAGCGCCTGTATGTCCCGTCATTGAAGTTGTTCCATGACAGCGTCATGTTCGTAGCAACTTGAGCGGCAATCTCAGCGTCTGTCTTGATGTTTGTTTCCAAGAAGATGTCGGCCTCCTCAAGTGAGTCAGGAAGCTGGTCTGGGTCTACATCCAGTACCAGTCCACCAGTTTGTTGTTTTAGATCTTGGAGATCTTTTTTTACAGCCACCTGGGTCCTAAGCCTTTGCTTTTCTTTATTCTTCTCAGAAGAAGACAAAGGGTCCACAGCCTCAAGGTTGGGGTAGGGGTTCCGAGACAGGATCTTGTTTACTACAATGCGAACGAACTTTGGCAGAATAGGAACTGGCGTGTAGTCCAGGTTCAACAAACTGCCCTCCCCACCATTGGGGTTCAAAGAAGTCAAAAGCTTCTTGTATATTGTAGTATCTTGAGTTCCGTTAGCGTACCGTCTATTCTTTTCGAATACTTCGTTTCTGCTTCCGTACAGAGAACTCTTGTCCGTCATTTTACCCCACTGGCTCTCAATAGCTTTTGCATACTGCAGCCCGTAACTCCTATCCTGCTTCTCTAAAGAACTGGCAAGAGGATCTGGGAACCCAGACTTAGAGTTCTTGTTGTTGTACATTTACAGCTGATTTACTGCAAATATAGCAAATCATCCCCGTACCTCATATCGGCGGAAAAAGCGCTTCTCGTCAAGCCTTGATTCTTTTTTCTTAGCCTTAACTTTTTGCGCGGCAAGAAGGCAAAGACCAGAACTAATTGTAAGGTCAAACTTAGTACGGTCATTGATCTTAAACCCTATCCAATCCTCTAGAGTTCTGTTGAAGTACATGTTGCCGTAAGCTCCAGTCTCTCTATTTACGCCTACGTGATTGTGTATGTAATCCTCAATAGCATGGGCATGAGCCTGTATAACATCCTGTGAGTTTGAAGGGATGCCTTTTGTCTTAACATTTACTTTGGCATTAGCGCTCATTAGATGACGAGGTCTGTCCATTAGATAGCCATCGTAACCCCTTGATTCAAAGTGTCTTGCGATACCGTACTTGTTGTTCTCAATTAAGATAGGGTAACCGTAAAACACAGCAGCCATTAAACAGTCTTCGTAGAAGATTTTAGCTAAAGGCGGACGGGACGCATACTCCACAACAAACATGTTAGCGGGATGCTCCATGTGAAACTTGTTGTACAGGTGTAGCGCCCCCTTAGACCCCCGTCCATCGACGGTGGCATCAAGGTCGTAAGAGTCAACCCCGCCTACCCCCAGCTCTGCATTAGGTGCAATACGTTTGTTTCTATCAAACTTCTTTTTATTCCTCATCTCTACTGGCGGCATCCAGGCTATCCTAAACCTACCAGCTGCATCAGGCTTAAAGACAACCTCAGTGTCTTGGACCCCACCCTTCCAAACAAAGTTTCCTGTTACCACAGGATTAGGGAACAACTCATCATTGTACTGAACCTGCTCATAGATATGACCGACATTAAATAGACTACCGTCTATGCTGTCGCGAAAGGCTTCATCCTCTGTGAAGGGGAACTGCCTTACAACCTCGTTAAGCTCTGAGGCATCGTTCTTTAAGTTGTCTCTTTCGTTTTTAAGGTACGTCTTAGCACCAAAAACAATGTCCTCCCCGTCTATGCCAGGAACGACTTCGTCTGGATCAGAGTGTATAGCCCTTCCATGCCTGTCAAAAAACCCCTCTAGGGATTCATACGCAGGTATAAAAAGCCTATACAACCCACTCCTGGTTCTACCGTTCTTGTTTCTTTCGTCAGGATCTGAATCTCTCCAAAGGTCTTTGTACTCCTTACCCCCCTTGTCCATAGGGTTGACGGTGCTACCCACCATAGCTTTCCCCACTATCCTTCTACCGACGATCAAACAGGTTCTCTGTATCCTCCAGGCATCTCTAATGTCTGTGGGCTTCTCCCACTTACCAGCCTCATCCAGATACAAGAGGTGTAGCTTCTCACCGTCGTATGCGTTGTTGGTGGTATTCTTCCAGTTGATTACCGTATTAAGAGCCTCCCCAGTCTGCGTAGTCTTGTTGTTCTTCGTGATTCTCTTAGACGGCTCTCGAAAAGCCAGCTCCATACGAGGGTTGGTAGTTCCGTCTTGGATGGGCTTAAAGAAGAAGGGGTAATGCCTAAACATCTGAACAACCTTCTTCATGAATATATTCTCCTGGGCGTCCTTACCAGTCTTTGACTGTATACCTAGGAGCTTGTCTTTGACTTGCGTGGCTTCGTCAAGAAGAACAGACGAGCAGATATTCGTGTACCCGCTACGTCTGCACTTTGTATAGAGCTGCCCGATACATCGGGAGTCCGCCTCACACGCTGCCAAATGTACGAATATATTTTTTTGGAACTCTAGATAGTCTGGATACCCGATGTCCATTCGGGTCCACTGAAGCATCATGTAGTGCCGACCCGTAATATACGTAGGTGTACCGTCGTTATAGAACCAAAAGCCTTCACGCCTACGTCGAAACTCCTCCTCGATATATGGACGAAACTTTTCTCGAAACTCTCTGGGGGTCTCGGCCCACTCATCCATGCTCTTAACCCTAGACAGCTCCTCTGGCATAGATTGCCTTTGCCACAGCTGCATGTTGTTTGGCTTGCCATATCCGAAAATTTTCTTCTTCGGAGGCTGAGCGGGAAGTGCAATGTGTAGATCACCAACTGAAACAGTTTCACCTTGCGTACCGTTGGGACAAATTGCGACAATATCCTCGTCATGATTATCTGCCTTGACCAGCATATTTCTTCTTGTAGCTCTTAGAGGCCTTATTCACTGAGCTCTTGGTTTTAGCATGAACCCCCTTTCGGCGAACCCTCTTCTTCTCGTATGTAGTTACTTGTCCTTTAGCCATGTTAATTTAATTTAGTACGCCCGATAGGATTCGAACCTATGACCCACAGCTTAGAAGGCTGTTGCTCTATCCAGCTGAGCTACGGGCGCATGCGATCATCTGCTCCGTCTTCGAACGGGTCTATTGTTGGCCCTGTTCTTAGATTCAGACTGAGGTGTTGTTTTGTCAGACGAGCCCACATGCGCTTCGTCGAGACCGTCACCATTTCCGTATGTACCCTTACGGCGGTTGATCTTGTTTAAAAAAGCACGGTATTTCTTAGCCTTACCGCCCTTTCCGTACTTCTCGTACTCTTTCTTATAGTCTCGCTTTTTGAGCTTCATGAAACAAATATAACAAATTGTTGGGGCGGCGGGACTTGAACCCGCGACTTCCTGTGTATAAGACAGACGCTCTAACCAACTGAACTACGCCCCAGTTGATAAACCCATTTACGTAGAGGGTCGCCTGACGAAAAACCAACAACTCAGTCTTCGTGTTCCTCGTTCCAGGATTCTTCCCAGAACTTGTGTTGTGTTTTATTTTTTTCCCAAACCACTTCTTGCCAATTACTTGGAATACCTTTCGGCAAATCCTCCTGAGTAGTCTTTGGCTTCTTCGATAGATCCATTGTTGCTAAGGTCTTTAATCATTTGCTCTAACCGCTGGCGCTCAACGAGTAGCTCTTTGCAGTCCGTGGCCGTTTGCTTGATAGACTGTAGCTCTGCTTTGCGGGCGCTACCATTGATCTCTGGATCAACGGGCTTCTTGACCTCGTCTATCATGTTGTTGATGGCAGCCTCCATCGACGACATCAAGCGCTTCGCAGCCTCAATCGTTGTGAACTTCTTCTGTGACAAAATTGATGTACATAGGTGTTTTCTCTCCAAGGTGAGCACCAACTACGTTGTAGTCAAGGAACTCCACTGCATCGTCGTACTCTAGGCCCTCCTGAATCAAAACCTCAATCATCTTGTTGATGTCATACACAGCGACCACGTTGGCCCCATAAGTACATCCTACAAGGGCATCATCAAAGCCGTCGGCTGTGAGGCATTCCTCTTCTTCAAGGACTGCCATCAAGTGTTCTTTGTCAATCATTCTTCTACATACATTAGGTCCTCAGTGCGAGTACGGTAATATTCCTTACCATCAATTTTAATACGGTAGTCTCTGTTCTCTTTGAATCCAACTACGTCACCAACCTTCAGCCCCAGATCTTCGACCCAAGGAGCCGTAAAAGCGACACGACCTTTTGTAGGTAGCTTCTCTTTAAGTTCGACAACTTCGATGACATCAGATTTTGTTTTTAGCTCTTCCTGCTCAACAGGTTCAAGTAGGCTCCACCCAGCAAGGGTATATATGTGGCCACTTTTTGCGCTCTTGTATGCAATGGCCTGGTTGTTAATAGTGTGATTGGGATCATACCTAACTAGGTAGTGTTTTTCGTGACCAGTCAATACCTGGCCCTCGTTCATAACCACAAGGTGATGAAAGTAAAGAGTATCGCCTACCTCGACTCCCGTATCATGCTTGATAGGAGAGGCCACCACAGGGCCTTCCGTAACCCTGTTCTTAAACTCACTGCCCTCGAACCTAGTGTCTATATACAACTCTAAACCGCTGTCCGTAGAGATGGTGTCGTTGATCTGCTTTTCGAGCTCAACAACAAACAAGTCAAGTGTTTTCATTTTAGTTAGTAACCGCCACCACCGCTAGACCCGCCTGATGTGGGAGGGGGACTAGATGTGCGGATAGTAGCTCTTGTTGATTGAATTTTATTTCTATTGGACTGTTGACCCTGAAGCTGTTTCTGAATACTAGCTACCCTTTCAGATACAGGTGAGTTTACAGGGAAGAGTCTTTCATGAGGAGAGCGGGTGTGCTTTGCGCCCACCATAGCCCCCTGACTTACATGGATGTGATAACTGCCGACATACCTCCTCCCATTGGGGAGAGTGAACTCAGATCCGTCCGTAGTGAGGTTGTCTATTGTCATCAGAAGTTGCAGTCGTACTCAATGATACAAGGCATATCGTCTACAGACTTCCATAGAACCTGCCCTTCATCTGACTGTAAATATACGAGGTATCTTTTCTTTTGATGCCTGTACAGGTGTTCTTCGTCCATCACTATAGCGGACACCTTACCGTTACCAGCCCTCATGCCTACATAGTAAGCCATAGCATCCTTCGGATCTCTTCCGATGATGATCTTCCTAATAAGTCCGTCCATTTTAATTTAATGATATCCCCAATTCGTTCAATAAGTCTTTGAGGTCTTGGTTGGGGTTTTGCTCAGGAGCAGAATAGGAGTCAATCATGAATTGATTTATGACCTCTAACTCAGTTTCGTTCTGGATGTTGTAATGAAAGAAAGCTTTCATGTTGCTTGTGTCCTCGTCAACCTCCTCCAGAAGGCCTACAACAAAGGCCGACAGAACTTTATCACTCATGTCGTACTTGTGGCATATCTCTAGAAAAGCCTGTGAAATTTCTTGGACCTCATACCAGAACCCATCGTCTTCCATATCTTTGTAATCCATAGCTATGCCAAAAAGTTTAGTGTCTAAAAAGAAGCTCTTCCGCGACTTCTCACGCCTTAATCAAAGGTACGTAAAAAACAACTACCTGAAAAAGTTCAGGTCCACCATGCTTTCCTTCTGCAGTAAGAAGGATGTCTTCGAGAGAGAAATGCTTTTTATGCTGTGGTGTTACGACCTGGAGTTCTTTACCCTTAGGTATGCAGCAAAGGACTACGAGTACTCGGAGAAAAAACTTGCGGAAAGACTTGTGTATCCGCTAGTTAAAGAGGGTTACCTCTACAAACACTTTGATAAACTGACCCCCTCTCAGACCATGGAGGACCACCTCTTTCGCGAAGAGACCAAGATGAACTACAGGGTAAGGTATGCCCTATCTCAAAGAGGACGCCTACTCGTGCAGGCCTTCTACAAGAAGCTTGAGTCTTAAGCGCTGGCTACGAAGACCTCGACGTCTACGTCAGCGTTGTTGTCGTTGACAGCAATGATGCTTTCCAGATCCACCAAGCTACCAATAGCAGTGGCGGTGGCTGCGTCATCATCGACGGCCACAGCAGTTACAGCCTTACCGAGCAAGAAGCTCTTTCCAGCCTCTAAGATTACGCTAGCCTGAGTGCTGGCATCTGCACCTCCGTTGGCAGCGAGCTGCAAAGAAAGGTGTACGTTGTTGCTAGAGTCCAGGTTGGTTACTCTGATGTACTTGACATCGTCATCATCCATGGCGCTGTCAACCGTAGTGACATCTGTCCTGAAGTTGGCTATGGTAGTTTGTGTAGCTGTGCTACCCCCGTCAGCAGGGAGGCTTACAATGCGCTGCATCACCTGAGTGATGCTTGCAATGTCCAAGCTGATCTCACTACCTCTCTCTCTTCCGTTAAGAGTGATGCTTTCGTTGATTGTTACTGAGAGTGTAGCCATGATGCAAATATAAACAATTACAATCCTTTGCCGAAAATCACTTCGTAGTAGACCTGACCCTTTTCATCTCGAAGAGCCTTGAGACACCTTTTACGATTAATACCATCGTAAACGTAAGACACGTGCACCCAATCAGGATTGTCTTCATCACCAAACTCCCAAATGAGCTGATCAAACTGTAGA